ATGTATTCTATCAGGTTCGTATGTGGGATATGATTATCTACAACGACTTGAAGAAAAAGAACATTGTTATACCACCAAAACAGGATGAAGATAAAGCAGATAGGTATGCAGGTGCATATGTAAAGGAACCAAAACCGGGTGTGTATGATTGGGTTGTGTCTTTTGATTTGAACAGTCTATATCCCCATCTTATAATGCAATATAATATTTCACCAGAGACTTTATTGGATGAAAGATATCGTGGTGTAAGTGTAGATAAGTTATTGAACGAAGAAGTAGACCTATCTGGTCTCAAAGACGTCACTGTATGCCCAAATGGTGCTGTATTTACCACTAAAAAGAGGGGTTTTTTACCCAAAATAATGGACAAAATATACAGTGAAAGAGTCGTCTTCAAAAAGAAGATGCTCAAGGCAAAGCAAGAGTATGAGAAGTCTCCTACCAAGGAATTGGAAAAAGAGATTGCTCGTTGTAATAATATACAGATGGCAAAAAAAATTCAACTCAACTCTGCTTATGGTGCTATTGGTAATAATTACTTTCGTTATTACAAATTAGCATGTGCTGAAGCAATCACATTGGGTGGTCAGTTCTCTATTCGTTGGATAGAGAACAAAATGAACATCTACATTAATAAAATACTAAAAACTAAGGAGGTTGATTATGTCATTGCTAGTGATACTGACTCTATCTATTTGCATATGGGTCCTCTGGTCGAAACTGTATACAAAGGGAGAGAAAAAATTACTGAAGGCATTGTCTCGTTCCTTGATAAGATCTGTGATGTGGAACTTGAAAAGTATATTTCGAGTTCTTACGAAGCGTTGGCCACGTATGTAAATGCTTACGAACAGAAGATGTTTATGAAGCGTGAGACAATAGCAGAGAGAGGTATATGGACAGCAAAGAAAAGATATATTTTGAATGCATGGGATATAGAAGGTGTAAGATTTGCAGAACCAAAACTCAAGATGATGGGTATTGAAGCAGTCAAATCATCTACACCTGCACCATGTAGAACTCTTATTAGAGATGCATTGAAAGTTATACTAACACAGACCGAACAAGATATTATAGACTTTGTAGAAAAAGCAAGAGTAGACTTCAAGAAGTTGCCTGCAGAGGAGATTGCATTTCCTAGATCGGTTTCTAATGTAACGAAGTATCAAAGTTCAAGTGGCATATACACCAAAGGAACTCCTATTCACTCTAGAGGATCTTTACTTTTCAATCATCATATAAAGAAAAATAAACTAGATAATAAGTATAATATGATAAACAATGGCGAAAAAATAAAGTTTGTTTACCTCAAGAAACCTAATCCGATTCATGAAAATGTTATTTCGTTTATCAATCAATTTCCCACTGAGTTAGGATTACAAAAATATATCGATTACGATTTACAATTCAATAAATCTTTTATCGAACCTGTTCGGGCGATACTGGATGCTATTGGGTGGTCACTTGAAAAAACTGCAACACTTGAATCTTTCTTCATTTAGTGCTATACTTTTAAAATCAGGACATTTTATTTTGGATTTACCAATTAACGACAAAGAACTAGAAACTATTGTCAAAGCGTTGACACTTGGTGGGGATTCATCCCTATATGAAAAATTGAAGTTAGTAAAGGAAACTAGGGATGCACATCCCGGTGGTCCTTACAAAAAGATCCTGCGAGAAACCTATGGAATGGTAATTTGATGAATTTTTTTGATGATGTAATCAAAGATATAGGAAAGGACACCGCAAAGTTGTCCAAGAATCTGGAAGAATCACATTCATTTCTAGATACTGGTTCCTATATCTTCAATGCACTCTGTAGCACATCCATCTTTGGAGGTGTATCTGACAATAAAATTACTGCTATTGCAGGAGCAGAAGCAACGGGTAAAACTTTTTTTGCCCTTTCTATCTGTAATAATTTTATGAAAGAAAATCCTAAAGGAGGAGTTGTATATTTTGACACAGAGGGTGCTATAACAAAAGAATTACTAGAGAAGAGGGGAATGGATCCCACAGGAAAACAGTTTCTAACAATCGACTGCTTGACTGTAGAAGACTTCAGAAATGTTGCATATAAAATACTAGACAAGTATAATAGTCAGGAAGAAGAAAAACGACAACCAATGCTCATGGTTCTTGATTCTTTAGGAAATCTTTCTACGGAAAAAGAAACCAAAGATATAGCGGATGGTAAGTCAGTTCGTGACATGTCTAAGGCACAACTTGTAAAAGGTGCATTCAGAGTTCTAACACAGAAACTCAGTATTGCCAAAGTCCCACTAATTGTTTTGAACCACACCTATGATGTTATCGGATCTTACATGCCCACAAAGGAGATGGGCGGTGGTAGCGGTCTCAAGTATGCTGCCACTACTATCATATACCTATCTAAATCTCAAGAAAAAGAAGGAACAGAAAGAGTCGGAAACATTATCAAGGCAAAGGTTATTAAGTCGCGTATAAGCAAAGAAAGCGAACAAATTTCTACACGTTTATATTATGACAAGCGTGGTCTGGACAAATACTATGGTCTTCTTGAACTTGCTGAGAAAGGTGGTATCTGGAAGAAAGTCTCAACTCGTTACGAAGTTGAGGGTAAGAAAATATATGCCTCTGAGATATACAAGAATCCTGAGAAATACTTTACTCAAGAAGTATTAGAAAAAATTGACACTGTTGCAAAACAAACTTTTAGTTATGGAAACGGAGAGAGTACCACTAACGATTCTGAGTAATTTACTTCATGACGAAGTATATGCTCGTAAGGTTCTCCCATTTATTCGTGATGAATATTTTGAAGAGAGAACTGATCGTGTAGTGTTTCAACAAATTGCAGAATATGTCAAAGCATATGATGGACTTCCTACTAAAGAAGTTCTTCATATCGAGGCAGAGAAACGTGATGACCTTACACAAGATGAGTTTTCTTTAGTTGAAAATTTGATTGATGCTTTGCATGAGTCAACCTCTGAGAGAGCATGGGCAGAAGATACCACAGAGTCATGGTGTAAAGAGAGAGCAATATATCTTGCATTGATGAAGAGTATACAAATTGCTGATGGTCAAGATGAAAAGCATAGTAACGATGCGATACCAGATATACTGAAGGATGCTTTAGCAGTAGGATTTGATCAACATGTAGGTCATGATTATATTGATGACTCTGAGGGAAGATATGAATACTATCATAGAAAAGAAAACAAGATAGAGTTTGACCTTGAGATGTTCAACAAGATCACAGCAGGTGGTGTATCTAATAAAACTTTAAATATTGCACTCGCAGGAACAGGTGTTGGTAAGTCTTTATTCATGTGTCACTATGCTGCTAGTGTTTTACTACAAGGCAAGAATGTTTTATATGTTACTTGTGAGATGGCAGAGGAGAAAATAGCAGAAAGAATTGATGCCAACTTATTGAATACAAATATCAAAGAAGTTGCAGAATTACCAAAAACTATATTTGAAAAAAAGGTAAACAAACTCAGAGAAAAAACTCAAGGTAAGTTGATCATCAAAGAGTATCCTACTGCATCTGCACATGTAGGACACTTCAGATCATTATTGAGTGAACTGAAACTCAAGAAAAATTTTATACCTGATATTATTTTTATTGATTATCTAAACATCTGTGCATCATCAAGATATAGAAGTGCTGTCAATGTAAACTCATACAATTATGTCAAAGCAATTGCTGAAGAACTTCGTGGTCTTGCTGTGGAATTTGACGTACCAATTTTTTCTGCAACTCAAACTACAAGAAGTGGTTTTACTAGCACTGATCCTGATCTCACAGATACATCAGAATCATTCGGTCTTCCTGCAACTGCTGACCTTATGATTGCACTTATTAGTAGTGATGAACTAGAGGAACTTGGACAAATAATGGTCAAGCAATTGAAGAATAGATATAATGATCCAACATACAATAAAAGATTTGTTGTTGGTATTGACAGACCTAAGATGAGGTTGTATGATTGTGAACAGGAAGCACAAGATGATATCTTGGACACAAGTGTAGATACACCTATTCCTGCAAAAGTTTCAAAGGCAAGTTTTAATGACTGGAAATTCTAAACAAGTTGATCTCGAAAAGTACGCTGTATTCGTGGATGGTGTCACATCCAATCCCAGTAAAGATTATAAATCTTTCCTTGATAGTATTGAATATCTTGACGGAGAAGGTTCCAATATTCAGCGGCTTCTTACTGCTGCTGTTGGTATCAGTGCTGAAGGTGGTGAGTTTATGGAGATCGTTAAGAAAATGTTATTCCAAGGTAAACCTTGGAACGACGATAATAGAGAACATCTTATTATTGAGTTGGGTGACGTTATGTGGTACGTGATGCAGGCATGTAAAGCACTCGATGTATCTTTAGATGAGGTCATAGCAGGTAACGTTGAAAAACTTAAGAAACGTTATCCCGGAGGAGACTTTGATGTATATCACTCGGAGAACAGAGCAGCAGATGATAGATGATCTATTACACTGTCAATATTGGAAATTATATTGAAGATCTACAAGCACCATCATGGGTTCAAGTAATCACTGAGGTAGAAGAATCTACAGGTGACATAGTACGTGATAGTAGGATACCTAAAATTAAGTGTCCATTCTCAGAACCCTCTGTTTATATTGATGCTAGTAGAGTTCATTTTTTAAATAAAAAATTTAGAGATCTTTCAGAAGAAATTTTTGAGAAGCACGATCTATTTGTATTGCAGCATCCACATGAACATACATATATTGAAGAGTGTGCTGAGTATATACAACGAGGGTGGGTGAGTGAAGAAGATATCTTTTCTTTTACAAATTATATCAATCCTTTTTATGACTTCTCAAAACATTTTCAATCAATGGGAACTGTAATTTGGCGTAGGGATCAAAAAGAATTTAATGATAGATGGTGGGATTTATATCTTCGTGGTGGAGTTCGTGATCAACTGTCTATGGCAGTTGCTTTGCCGGAGAATTATGGTCATGCTCCATGTAGAAAATTTATAAATCAATTCTCTGATGCATCACCAGAAGGTATATGGTGGAAGACTAGACAAGGTGATTACAAAAGAACTGTTGAAAAAGATCCACACGATGCTGCTTTGAGATTGTGTAAGGTGACAGGACTAAGTAGATTTAGATATAGAACTAGATTGTCTAGTAAAGGAGAATTAAGGATTGGTAAAACATTATGATCATTTACACTTGCATTACTAATGGGTATGACGAAATCCCAGATCATTATTATGACCCAGATGTTCAGTATGTTTGTTTTACTGACGGAACTGTAGAAAAGAAAGGACCGTGGGAGTTTAGAGATATTTTAGTAGATAATAAGTGTCCTCGAAGACTGTCTGCTCATCCAAAAATTAATCCTCATTTATACTTTCCTATGGGATCTAAGACAACTTGGATTGATGGTTGTTATCGTATGACAGAAAAATTTGTTGAGCGTTCTAAAGAAAATCTAGATAATAGTAATTTCACAATAATGAGACATCCTGACAAGTTCTCATATATGGACGAGGTGTTAGAGGGTTTTATGGCATCAATGAATACTTGGGAAGATCAAATATTAATTACCAAAACTATTAAGGATCTAGGATATAATTTTAAGAAATATATTTCACCCGTTCTTGGTTCTATGTGGCGTGTTGTTACAGAAGATCTTATTGAATTTGATGATTTGTGGTGGAAATATTCTTTGATCGGTCCTAATAGAGATCAAATTTCTTTTGATACTGCTAGACAACTTACGTCTATGAAGATGAATGTATTAGAGTATGGATGGTTCGCAAAGAAGGGATTCAGACAACCCGGAAGTATGGGAATGTTATTTGGTTCCACAGGTAAAGTTGGTAGGAGAAAGTTACATCCTCAAGCAGGTCATGATAAACAGTATTTGGAGCGTGATAAACTTCTCCTTGAACTAAGAAAACTTACAGGATTGCATCCTCATATCTATGCTAGACATAATCATATGCCTTTTGTCAATATGAATGTAATAAATCCCCGGTATCCATCATGATTGTAGTAACTTGTATCACAAATGGATATGATGAAATATCTGACAATCATTATTATGATTCTGATGTACAATATGTTTGCTATACTGATGGGTCTGTAAAGAAAAAAGGACCTTGGGAATTTAGGGAAATACCAATAGAACATAAGTGTCCTCTAAGACTTGCATTATATCCTAAAATAAGAATTGATAAACTTTTTCCAATTGGTACTGATGTAGTATGGATTGATGGTTGTTATGTGATGACAAAAGAATGGGTGCAAAAATCCAAAGAAATGTTTCCTCGCACTTACATGAGACATCCAAAAAAATTCACTTATTACGAAGAAATTATTGAGGGTTACATAGGTGCATTCAATAGTGCTGATGATGTTATAAAAATTACTCAAACAGCGAAGGATATGGGTTATAAATTTAGATCTTATTCTAGTCCTGTATGTGCATGTAGATGGGAAACAGTAGTAGACTCACCTTTTTATGAAATGTGGTGGGAATTTTCTCAGATATCTACACGGTGTGATATGATAGGTTTTGATTTAGCAAAACAATTTTCTGACCTTAATTGGAATGTAGTAGAGGACTGGATGAGTGTAGGTGTAGACTTTACTTATAAAAAAGATAGAAATAAATTACACCCGCAAAATGGCAATTTGAATCAATGGGAAAAAAGAAATGATATGTTACGTCAATTATATAAGATAACAAAGTTGCATCCTAAATTATATCATGAATACTGGAATAGAGAAGAAAAACTAGTAGAGTGGGTCAACAAGAATATTTTGAATCCAGATTTACCTAAGTCTTGACACTAATGTAAAGTTGTGTTACCATAAATAACACTAGTAGATTTTGATCTCAACACATTTCATAGGACTCGAAAGATCGCCCTCCTTTGAAGACTGCTCTCAAACCAAGACCTATAGGCAGTATAATACTTCGTCTTTTATCCAGTAGTGAGGGATTACTGGAAATAAGTTTCGCATCTACCCTTGATGCCCTACTTACAAACGTCTTATTAAATGACAACTCTTTCAACTCAAACCCGCAGTAAAGGTCTCCTAGCAGGTTGGCCTGAGTTCTGCGAGTGGGTAACATCAACTAACAACAGACTTTACGTTGGTTGGTTTGGTGTACTCATGATCCCATGCTTACTCACAGCAGCAGCATGTTTCATCGTTGCATTCATTGCAGCACCTCCTGTCGATATCGACGGAATCAGAGAACCCGTGGCAGGTTCTTTCATGTATGGTAACAACATCATCTCAGGTG